AAGGCATCGCTCACAGATTGGGTCTGCATGATGAGGCCGACCAATCCATCTTCCATAGATTTCAGGCCTTCAGCCGCAGCCTTGTCCATCTGCTTATTGCTGAATTCTGTGACCTGAGCCAGCTTTTCTAGTTCGCTTGCGCTGCCCTTCATTTGTTCCTGGGCGCGATCATAAACAGCAATCTGCTCGATTAGGGCTTCAGTCTGCTTCTTCTGGGTGTCGGTCAGATCAAGCTGGGTTGCTTCAAAGGCAATAGTATCAGCCCTGCTTTTGCCTAAAAGAGCGACCTGCTTTTCTAGGCTCAAGATGAATTTGTCGCCTTCTGCGGTGCGTCCAGCTTCGAGCAATCTGAGGCGTTGCTCTGCGTTTGATAATTCTCCAACAATCGTGACGCGCTTTTCTTGCAGTTCGTTGACCTTAGCATTGTAGTCAACGATGCCTGTTGCTTCTGGGTCTAATTCTGCATCCTGCTGCGCTTGGCGCAATGCAATGACCGCTCTCTGATTGGACTCAATTTCTGATCTGAGTCTTGCGACTTGTTTGCGTTCTTCTTCGATTGCTTTTGCGCGATTTTGTTGAAGAAGTGCTTTTTGTGCTTCCGTAAGATTGCCAGTTCTTGCGCGCAGTTCGTCGATTTCTTTGCTTAAATCTTTGGCGGTCTTTGCAGTTTCAAATAGCTGCGGAATCAGGTTCATCGCCAGCGATGCGCCCAAAGCGACAATCGCACCTACAAGTGGCGCGCCTAATACGAAACCCAAGTCAGCCGCCTGTTGTGACAGAGCGAGCATCGGATTCGTGCCGCCCTGAATCTGACCGACTAACTGTTGAACCTGAATACCAGCTTGGCCTGCCGTTCTGCCCATAACTGACAGATTGCCGCCAAACTTGGTCGTGGCTGTCCCGGTAGAGGTAGCAGTCCGCGATAGCGTCTGCATCTCACGATTGGTTTCCTTGATAACCTGAGTCGCGCTATCTTGGGCGGTGATTCGGATTCTTATTTCTTCCGCTGTTGCCATCTTGCGCCTTCCGCTTCAGGTTGAAGTATGCGATCCAGCCGTTGAACTCTTCTATCGTCATTTCGCCTATTTCATCGAGAGTCTTATGCAGAATCTCGGCCAAGGCGTACTGCGACTTCAACAGCGGATCGCTTTCTAGTTTCCCTCGAAATCCTCGACTGATTTTGCCTCGGTCATTTTGCCGGCAATCCTAGACAGGATATTTGGGTCAACGGAGTTCAGCAGGCTGATTCGGTCGGAAATATCAAAGACAGGCTCTCCTGTCTTATCCAATGCCTTCATAATAATCAGCCGAGCCACAAACTCAATGTCATCCTCTTTGGCGAATTTAATCAGTTTCTTCTTCTCAGCCAATGTCAGCGGCTTTGAGTAGATAACTGTTGCCTCGCCTTTCTCATCTGCCCATTCTGGAACCACAATCTCTGTGATCCCTTGCTTATCAAAATGCGCCTTGGCGCGGTCAAGAATTGACATAAATACCTCTCCGATCAGGTTTCCGAATTTGGTGTCTATAACGGCAGGCAGGTTCGGATTCCTGCTTTTCGGGGGCTACCCTAGCCGCCACAGACCCGGTTTTAGGCTACGGTTCCCCAAGTAACCGCACCATTCGCTTCAAAGCTGAATGTTGATTCAACCATGCCATCGAAAGAGGCAGACACGCCAGCTTCGGTGATGATTGCAGACAGGGTTGCATAGGTATCGCCTGAAGTTGCACCCTCTGGGTACAGGTTCAAGGTTACTTCTGCGCCGACAGTCATTGCGCCCTGTCCAGTCGTATCAGATTCATCCCAGTAAGCGGTGATTGAACCAGATGCAGAAGTTAGACCCGCCTTGCGAGTGCGAGCAGAATCGCCCATCGTGGTATCTTCAATCGTGTCCGCAGTTTCAGAAAGGCTCCAATCCCGCACTTCCGCAACGGTATTGGCTCCCACTTTTACAACGCCTTCGCTGCCCTTGTGATTAGCCATTTTCAATTACCTCGTCTTGAGTTGATTCAGCCGGGATCGGCTCTTTCTTGGTTTTCGCCTTCTTTTTAGGCATTTCTTCTGCCCACCCTCTTGCCTTCATATTGTCAATCTGGCTCGGATGGACGGAAATTGGTTCGCTTGCATTTGGGTGATACATCAGCATCAGGTCGCTCCTCGTGTGAAATCATACATGACACGCACAGTCACGATAATTCCACCAATCGGGTCAATCGCGCCTTCATCGGTTTCCACCGAAATCACCTGTGTGTCCTTTGCATATCCGCCGCGAGTGCGGTCAGAATCTAGGGATTCCTCAATCGCCTCAATCAAGTTGTTCCGGGCGGTATCAATAACCGAGCCTTTGACGAACCCAATCAGGCTGTAATCAATCGTTCCAAAGCGTTTGATGGTGCTGCCGCCAATCGTTGCATCTTCACGGCTCTCAGAAGCCGTTTGAACAAGGATTGCAGGAAACTGAGCATTGGATAGCTTCTCAAATGCAAACGGCTCTCTAGTGACATAGGAGGCCGATACAGGGCTGCTCATCGCCTGCAATGTGGTCACGATGTTGCCGGCAATGGATTCGCGGAGGCTCATTTAAGCACCTGCTTCTTGAAGTAGTCCGCTAGGCGTTTGCCTTCCTTCGTATTGAATCCAAAGAACGGACGCTTGCGGTTGTTGAATGCAGCGCGCTGGGCTAGCTGAGCATTGGCAAAGTAGATCGAGGCCACATTTCCAGATGCGCTTGTTTGCATATCTGCAAGCATTTCACCGCTCAAGGTCAGATTGACTACGCCGGATGGATCTCCGCCGAATGCGCGCTGCTGTCCGAATGGCCCCTTCCCGGTTTCCCAGCCCTTGGCTTTTAGCGCGGCATAGTAGGCAGAATAGGGAGCGAACTTGCCTTGATAACCAACGCCTTGGATTGTTCGATCTTTGATAATCTGTTGACCAAGAATAGCTGTTCGCAGCAGGGCTTTTTGAACACCATCCGGTAACGGCAAAGTTGGAACTGTAATATCTATCTTCACCGGAACAACCGTCCTGAATAGCGCGGCATCTTTTCCGCATTGGTCACGGTTGAGTCATTGTCAGCGTCATATTCAACGCCATCTAGGAATACCTGATCCATTTCTTCGCCATATCTGGCGCGATAGAAATCAATCATGTTCTGGAATCGGTCGCCATCTACCCAGTTGGTCAACTGCGGCAATGCGTATTTCCACAGAACAAGGTAGGAGGCGGCTCGCGTCCATTGAGAATCTGTCAGGAGTGTGGCATCCATTTCGCCGGAAAATCCGGTTTTGCCCCACCATTTGTTTCTGATCTCGCGTTCAATATCAGCCTGTGCGCGAGCGTGTTCGTCAGTAAATGACGAAATGCCTAGCGTAAGAATATCCGGCAAAAGTGCCGTCAGGTCAGAATCAGTCGAGAAAGCCATAGCATCACCATTTCACTTTGTCAGCCCAATAAGCGGCAGACATTTTGCCTTTGGCGATGTTCTTTGCGTGACGCGCCTTGAATGCCTTTCGGCGGGCTGCATAGGCTTCGGATTCGCCTTTTTTTGGCGGAGAGCCTTTCACACCCTGCTGGCCGAACCGGATCACTTTTTCCTTGCCGCCTTCGCAGGCTTTGACCACATGAGATTTGGTCGCATGGCTCGGAGTGCGCTTCGGCTGGTTGCACTTCAGCTTGGAAACATCGACTGCCATTTTGTCTGCCCTGATAAGGCTAGCCCCCCGAAGGGGGCATCACCTCAGAACTTACAGGCCAGCGTCAAAGTACATTTCTACGCCGTAGGAATCATCCAACTCGCCAACACCGTACACGGCGGTAGCGTTGAGTTCCCATGCACGCAGAGATGCGTCACGCTGAGTTTCGATGTTGAAGTCGCGCTTCATAGCGATAGCGAAGGCTTCAGGAGCGAATACTGCGCCCTTGGCATCACCAGAACCGTCAACAGTAATGTTGGCAGATTCGTAGATGTCGATGCCAGCAATCGTGCCTACATAGCCATTGCGCATTGCTTCGTTCTGGAGATCACCACCGTTCGGGTTAGCGAAGGTGTTGGTCAGGTTCGCCTTCAGAGCGTAGGTCTGATACGGATGGAAAACACCAACCAGACGGCCCGGAGCCTTGTTAGCGCGCAGGGTAGCTGCGGCTTGGAACAAGTAAGCTGCGGTCAGTTCGGTAGTGGTAGCACCCAGAGAGGTGGACAGACCATCGAACAGAGCGATGAGATCGGTGTCGATCTTGGTAGCAATAGAGTTGCCCAGAACAGTACCGAGTTCCTGCGCAGGATTGCCAGCCCCCATAGCAGCAAGGTCGGTCAGGACAACCTGTGCGCCGACTTCTGCAACGGTGATGGAAACGCTGCTGGTAGAAACAGCGGTGCTGCTCATGTCAGAACCTTCAGTCAAAGCAGCGGCAGAAACAGCCGGGTACTTCGGAACCTGAATGGTCTTGCCGGCATCATTGCCGATGTTGTACATAGTGACCAGACCCATCATAAGGGACTGTTCTTCAGCGGTGAAACGCGCCTGAGCGACAATATTGACAAACAGGTCGTCAAGAGTAGTGGTAGTAGTAGCTGCCATGATTGGCTCCTTTCAAAAGATTACAGAAGTGGATTATTTGT